TCAGATATGTGAGGGCGGCCCTTGAGAATCGGGAAACATTGCTAGGATTGGTTAAAAGGGCTGAACCAATTAGAATCATACAAATAGGCGGGCAAACCCTCATGGTGCCGGAGAATGCCAGCCTGGAACGAAAGAAGGCACTTTTAAGACATATATGAACGACATCCTACAAGAAGCATTAGAATCAGCCTTTGTTGCCCCAGAAAGGCAATTCAAAGGAGAAGCCCTTGCCCCATACACAGAAGGCTCAAGGCTTCTCATGATCCAAGCCAGGAGCGATGAGGACTCAACTCCATTCTTTATTTGGGCTTTTGTTTTTCTACATATTAAACTTCATAAGAATAGGAAAGAGGCCATTAGGCTTTGCTGGAATAAAGACCTGTTTAGGGAAGCTGTTTTGGATTGGATTGCAGACAAGACAGAGGCAGACAGGGAAACAGCCAGCAATCTGGTTGCCTCCATTCTGGATGAGGCCAACAAAGGACAGGTTGAGCCAATCCCAACCCCAAGGGCAACAGCCCAGGGAAACTGACACCGCCAACGGGCATAGCGGCCTCTGTATTCTCGTTGGCACAAAGAACAGGTTGGAGCATTGACTATATATTGTGGGAGCTTCCAATGAGCTTATTCCACCAAGCCAACCATGTGCATCTTTGGATGTCTGGGGTTAAGTTGAGAAGGAGGGCATATCTTGAGGCCACAAAGTTTGAGGAGCTTGAAAAACAACTAGGGTTATGAGTTTCAAATTAGATACCAGACAATTTGAGAGAAGGCTGGAACAATACATTCCATTGGCCAGAAAGGACATTGCAGATGAGCTTAATAGGCGTTCTGCAAATATCCTAATGAAAGCCATAAGGAACACAGAAAAGGCCAGCCTTGGGGCTTTAAGGGCTATTTTTGCCAAGTCTGCCACGGTCATGAGGCCAACCACATCAAGGAAAACTGGCATAACCAGGTTCACAAAACCAAGGCAGAAGGTTATTAGGGGAACATTGGATGGTTACAGAATAGCCAATTATAGAAGGAACATAAAGATGGGCAGAAGGCCAACAGGCAATCCTCCTGGCGGTGGGCTTGGTGGTGCTTCCATGAAGGCTTATATCAGAAAAACATTTAGGGCTTTGGGGAGTGCAGTTGGTTATTTGAAATCTGGATGGATACCAGCGTTAAGGGTGTTCAAGGCAAGTGGTGGGGCTGTTGATACAGCAAAGCTTAAAGGCAAAAAGGGAACTGCCAGCTTTGGAGGTGGAACCAGAGCCAAGCCCGGTGATATTATCAGAAGCTATTTTTATTCAACAGCCAACCCAAGGACATTTGCAAGGGGGCCGGTGTCTATTGATAAAAGACTTAACACAGCATTGCAAAAAGCTGTTGATGAAGAGACAGCAGACATGATGGTGTATATAAATAGAAAGCTAAAGGAGAGGGCTGACAAAAGCCTAATGACATGAGGAAGGTTGCAGAAGGGGAAATTCTTGTTCATACCCAGAAGTCTGGCCAGAATGTGGACAGGCTTCGCCAGTATCTTGCCAGCCTTCGGGCTGAATCACAGAGAACCAGTGTTGGCCTGGATCAACTTGCCAAAAGCATATTCCTGGCTAATGCCAGAGGTGCTTCTCTTGGCAGGGTAATTAAAGGGTTGGCCTCTGCGGCTGGTTTTGGTGGATTTGGGGCGGCCGCCTATTTGGCCATTGATAAAATGACCAGGGGGATAGTCACAGCCCAGGAGGAATCAGACAAACTTGCTGAATCTCTCAACAAGGCAGTTGGAGCAAAAGCGGCAGACAGCATTGAGGGAACAACCCAAAAAATGCAATCCCTCACCAATGTCATCAATGAAACCAGGGGAGCCATTGGCAAGCAGGGATTGATGAATACTATTGCCGCATTCTTCTTCAATGATGATGCAGACAAGGCGGCCAAGGCTTTTGAAAGGGCAGTTGAAACAAGGATTGCCCTTGGGGATAAGCTGACACAGCAAGAGGCTGAAAGAATTGCCCAGCAAAAAATCTTGATGGATTTGGATGGAGATATGGCAGAGGTTTTCAAGATAAACATTGAAACAAGGAAAAAGCTTGCCCAGATTGAGGCCAATGATGCCCTTACTGCCCAACAAAAACTTGCACAGGCCACTCTTGCTAGGGAGGAACAAGCAGACAAACTTCGTGCATTAAGAACAAAGAAGGAAAGAGAGGAAGCAAAAAAGTCTTTTGAGGAAAACAAAAGGATTGAAGAAGAAAGTGCAAGATTCTCCATAAAGTTAAACGAGAGCCTTATTAAACAAGAAGAAGAATTATTTAAGAAGAATGCTGAAGACTTCAAGAAGGCTCAAGAGGAAAGGGCAAAAGCGGCAGAAGAAGCCAACAAGAGGATTGCTGATTCAGCCAAGAAGGCGGCAGAACAAATTCAAAAACAAGATGATGATGCCAGAAAGAAATCTGAAGAGGCCAGGGGAATTGATGAGGCCATTCTTGGGGCATCTAGGCCAGGACGCCAAGCCCTTGAGGTTGCAAGGAAGCAGAGAGCAAGACAGGTTTCAAAGGAAGATTTTAGAACACAGGATGCCTTTTTAGAGGCAGAGGCAAAGAGGCTATCAAGCATTGAAGGCAAGACCATTACCAAGCAGGGTGTAAGAAACAGAATTGCCCAGAGGGTTGCGGCTGGTGAAGCCCCCACTCTTGGTGAAAGATTGCAGGGAACTGCGGCTGGAATTGAACCAGCCCAAGTTGCAAGAACCAGGGCAGAATCATCTATGGCAAGCCAAGACAAGGCCATACCAGATTTGATGCGCTCCATTGAAAAGATTCTGAACCAGCTATCCTCTGCACCACTTGTGACATCTGGAGGCAAATAAAATGGGTGCTGTAATTGTAGGAAATCCTGTGGCATCAGCCACTTCTCCCAATGCTAAAATTTTGAGGAGACAGGAATATAACAGAGAACCAAATGGGCTGGAATCCATAACTGAAACCTATACCATTCAGACAGCCAACAGAATTACCATTAACCCAGCCAAGGATGTAACCCACCAAGCATTCTCAACAGCAACACAAAAATACGCAAGGATGGCTGTTGAAACTACTGCCTTTTCTGAACTGGATGGTGGTATCACAGAAATGACAGTTAATTATGTCGGACTTACATCATCCACAGAATTACCCCCTGCTATTGTCAGAATTATTCCTGTTACTGGCGCAGGAGTATTTGGGCCGCCCATCAATATTGAAGCAGAGTTTGTTACAGATGCCCTAGAATCAGAGATTGTGATTGGCAAGCTTTCTGCAAGTGCTCCAATTATACCAAAAACATTAAGACTTAAACAAAGAATGCCAGCATTTATTAATGGAACAAAAATGCCAGAAAATCCCAAACAGCCATATAATAAATCAAGGCTGGCAACAGGAAGTGGTGGATCAATTTTTGTGAGAGATGTTGCAGATATTTATGATGGGTATGTGATTAAAGATGTTGATTGTGTTAGAAGGGGACAATTCCTGGTTGCTAGGATCACCTTCGAGGAATTTAGATTTTTTAGGGTTTCATAATGGCTATTGAATCAAGGCTGAATGAGCTTAAGGGAAACTCAAGGCTTGCCCTTGGATTCTTTAATAGTCTTATCAGAAGGATTGAATGCACAAAACCCATTGCTGGTGAAAATATAACCACAAAAGAAATGCCAGATGGAATTCAAATATCTCTTTCTGCAAGGCAAATAAGATTAAATGTGTGTAGCAATGGTGTTCCTTCCACAATAGTTGTGTATGCAGTTTCATGACATTGACACAAGGAACAGATTAAAATGGCTCAAACCCTTGATTTTTATATTGATGTAAGCAACGGCCAGGTTGTGGCCGCTGGTTCTGTGCAAAGTGGTGTCCTTCCAACCCTTACCAGGAATGATTCTTATACCTTTAGGGTTCGCCTACAAGAAAGAGACACCAACAACAATCTTCGTGACATCAACACCACAGGCTCTTCTGTAAAGCTTGGCATTGGCGGGATTGATGACGGCCCCACCTCTGGTGCATTCAAGCTTGTTATCAATGGTGTTACATCAAATGCAATCACCTATAATGCTGATGAGGCCACGGTTGCTGGCTACATTTACACAGCAGTTTCAAACAATGTTTCCACGGTTGGCATTTATGGGCTTGAGCCAGATGCCTATATTTTAACTGCCAGCCAGCCCAACACAGCCATGTCTTTTGGTGGAAGTTCTTTCACCCTATTCCCAACAAGTTCAGTTATTATCAGCACAAGAAAGTTCCCTGCTGTTGGAGTTGAGGCACAACAGATTATTAAGCTTCGTAGAAACCCTGCTGTTTATGCAGACAGCTTTACGACAAGCCCAACCTCTGGAATTGTAAGCATAAGCAAAACCCAAGATGGCTCTGCCGCAAGTGCATTAAATGAAACCTACAAGCTGACCATTGGAAGAGATGCAGAGGGTGGAAGTGTTGTCCTAAACTATGGCACAAATTCAACAACAGCTATTGCAATAGGGGCAACTGCTGTCTGCTTTGCAGAAGCACTTTCTGCTGTCACAGGCATTGGGGAAAATAATATTTCTGTGGATTCTGGTGACAATTTGAATGAATATACTATTTCATTTGTGCGTGCCCTTGGTGGCACAAATATTACCACAGCCCTATCTGTTGATACCTCTGGGGTTGTCTTTGCCAACTTCCTTCAATCAACAGTTACCATGGCCACAGCAGAGCTTGATGAACTTTTTGCTGAAGCTGGAACAGATACCATCAGCCCAACCCTAGAAATTGAGCTAACCAGCAATGGAACACCAAAGACGGTGTATCAAAATTCAATTTTTGTTCGCAGGGATTTGATTACAACTGGTGCAGTTGTTCCAGCCGATCAGGCCAGTTATTACACCAAATCTGAAGCCGATGCCTTATTTGTGGAAGATAGCGCAACAAATGTTGATGCAACCAACAGGATTCTCAATGATTCATCCTCTGTTGATTCCATTGGATGGCAAGCCAGAAAACTTTATAACTCTTCTGGCAATGAAGTTCTTCGATACGACCAAGGGCTGGGTTTCTTTGGTGTCACGGCAACCGCTCAACCCACAGGATCGAATGTTGTTTCAAATGTTATATCACTTGGCCTTATAGGCTCTTCTTCAACTTATGGAGTTTTGCCTGGATCAATTAAAACTTTAACCACAACTGCAAGCATTTATTTTGGTCAAGTAAATTCAAATTCAACAAACTCTGTTAGTGTTGTTGTGACAGGATGCTCCACTAATGACATTGTTTTGGTCGGCCTCCCGCCAGCAATCAATAATGGGCTTGCTTTTTCTGGCCATGTCACAACTGCCAATGGCCTTGAAATTGATTGCATCAATGCAACCAATGGGAACATCACTCCGGCAACGGCAACTTATAGAATTACCGTGATTGGGTATTAAGTATTTTATTCTGCCAAGTTCTCTTGGATTGTTGTAAATTGCAGGGTATAGTTTCTCAATATTTGCACATCATCAAAACTTGGCGTTATATATAATTCTGAAACTTTTAGTCCATCCACAAAACACTCTCCAATTACACGGCCGGGGGCGTTGCTAGTTCCAATATCAAGTCCAGCAGAGCTATTCAAAAACCAATAAGTTTGGCCATTTGTTTGGGCTGTTGAAAAGTCCATTGCAATATAGTTGCTGACCAGAGCAGTCCCGCTTGGATCATTAGGATTGTCCGATGTGTAGCTAAAGGGAATGTATGCTTGCCAAGTATAGAGCAGTCTATTTTCACAATTAAGATCAGACATCTTAAATGGCGGGCTTAAAATTGGAGTTTGCGCCGAGCCAGAATCGTCCCAAATTGTTGTATATTCAGCCCCACCGCCAACCTCTGCCGCCGATCTTGATAAGTAGGAGCCATCAATATTTATTCTAAAAGCCGCAGTTTTCCATCCTATCTGCATGATACTTTTAAGTGTTGGAAATTCCAGTTGCTTAATGGGAATAGATTTCCCAATGCACCCAGTTATAGATGGAACCAGTTTTGTGCTTAAAAAGGACATTGCCTTAATTGTATGTCAATGCTTGACATAAGGAAAGAAAATATGGATTCCATCATCTCATTTGTTACCTCACAGGATTGGATTGCTTGGCTTGGTGCATTGACCGCCCTTCTGGGGGCTGTTATTGCTGTTGCTCAACTCATCCCTGGAGATGAGCCAGAGAACACCCTTCAGAAAGTGGTGGATTTCCTGGCCAAGTTCTCCCGCAAATAATGTTTGAGGCTTCCCTCACAATAGGGGGAACCATTCTTGCCATCATTCTTTGGTGGCTTCAGAACAGGGCAAAGAGCAAGAAAGAGCTTGAGAGGGATGAGATTCGCAAGCAAAGAGAGGCCAGGGATGAAAAGATTGATTCTTGGCTTAATCAGTAGCCTTGTTCTTGTAGGCTGTGCCACCACCAGGATTGATGATGGGGTTGCCCCATCCTCTGATTCCATCACAGATTTTATTATGAGGTGGGATACCCTGGACAGGCAGAAGGCCAGCCAGGATGAATACAAGAGACTCTACGCCCAAGCCTTGAAAGCCCTTTCCAGAAGCCTTGAGGAAACAGACAAGCTCAAGGCACAGCTTGATTCCAAATGACCTACCGCCAGGCCATTGAGAGAAGCAATGAACACATTGCCAAGCTTGAGCCATCCTTTAGGGAGAAGGTTGCCAAGTGGTATAAAGAGCTTTTTGATAAAAAGATTCCTGTTTTAATTTACTGCTCCACCAGGACGCCAGAAGAACAGGAGGAGCTTTACGCCAGGGGCAGAACCAAGCCTGGGGCTAAAGTAACCAATGCTAGGGGAACTCCACCCCAGAGCCTCCACATCCACGGAAAGGCCATTGACGCCGTTCCCTTGGCACGATCGGAGGCTGGTGGATACTTCACAGCTTGGGATGATGAAGTCACCTACGGCATCATGAGGAAGATCGCAGAGAAGCATGGCCTTCGGTATCTAGATTGGGAAACCCCCCACTTTGAGGATGCTGGTGTTTCTGGATGGAGGGAACTTGTTTCCATTCCCAAAAAAGAAATCCAGAAAGCTGTGGAGAAAAAGACCAAATCCATTGCCAAAAAAAATCCATGGGCTAGTCGTTAGCCATGACAAAGAAGATAAAGGTTGTGGCAGACAATGACTTTACTGATGCCCACGCCCAGCATCTTCATCAAATCCAGATGGCGGCTTCCGATATGCTGGAATCAAAATACAGGCGTGGCCAAGCCGAACATGGTGGGAGTCTATGGGGAACACCCACAGCAAAGATTGTTGAATCCTCATTGGAAGAGGCGACGGATCAACTCACATACCTTTTGACCCTTCGCCAGCAAATGCGAATCATAATGGAGCTTGCCTATGAGGGCATGAAAGACGATTCAGTCTGTGCTTTAACTGCCCGTGAAAATTGCAGAACCATCTGGTATGTGATTACAGGTAGAGACGATGGGGCAAAAATTTAAGAAGTTTCTTGCTGTCTCTTGTTCCCATGGCCACCTGGCAGATGCCAAGGCAACCAGGGCTGTGCTTGAATTTAAGCGGCGGTGGAAGCCAGATTTAACCTTGCATCTTGGTGACGCCATTGACCTGGCCGCATTTAGGGCTGGTGCTATGCGTTCCCCAGATTCAGCAGACAGGGCCGCAAGCATTGCAGAGGATTTCAACGCGGGCATAAACTTTTTAAGGTTATTAGAGCCAAATGTGTTTTTTGTGGGCAACCACGAGCATCGTGTTTATGAACACCAGTATTCTCCAAATGCCATCCTTGCCCATTGTGCCACCAGTTGCTTGGCTGACCTTCACCAAGTCTGCAAAGACTTGAGGGCAGAGATTGTCCAATACGACATTATGAAGGGGTGGAGAGAATATGGGGGAACACTCTTTGGTCATGGCTGGATGTTCAATGAGCACGCCGTTCGAGACCATGTCGAAATGATGAAGAAGCCCATTGTGATTGGCCACTTGCACAGGGTTGATAGGGCGGCTGGCAGAAGTGTGGGTGCACCAGTTGGGTGGACTATTGGATGCTTGGCCAATGTGGATTCCATGAGCTACGCCAGGAGAAACAGAAGTGTGACCAGATGGCAACACGGCATTGCATGGGGAGAATACAACGATAAGGATTGTATTGTTAATGTGCTTTCACCAACCAGCCATGGAGAATGGAGGTTTCCAGTATGAGCAAAAAGAAAACCTGGACAGAAATAGGTTTCAAGGGTGAGTGGGCACAGACATTAAAAAAGTATTTGAAGAAACAACAGGACGATGTTCCCCCTGGGTGGTTAAGAATTGAACAGGCATTGAGGCAAATGGGATTTAGCACCAAGCATCCTGGCGGGCATGGAATCTCCCTGCTAAATTCAATGGTGAGAGATGGTGTGCTTGAAAAAAAATTGTTTAGAATCTTTGATGGTTCTGGCCGCAGAATCACACAGATTGCCCACTACAAAATAGTTAAGCCTCTGTAAGTTGTTGGTGTTCAATGAAATCCTTTTGAAGAAAAACCATTGACATAAACTAAAGATATATTAAACTTGGTGAAGATAGAAAAAGAAACCAACCAAGAAAGGAAATCCTATGAACACAATCGAAACAACTAAAGCCAAAAGAAAGTTCAGCCAATCTTGCAATAGCAAGCAAGATTTTATTGATATGATTGCCGAATTGAGGGAGATAGCAGATAAAGAAACTTTCAATCCAAACAATCTCAATGCAACAAGAGAATGGCAAGATGGATTCAGCAAGGGCAAATGGAATGCCTATGATATGATTCTGTCTGAACTTACAAAATGCTACGATACTAGAACCTACTAACCAAGAAAGGAATAACACAAATGAGCATTAAAGACTTCAACCAGGTGGCAGAGATCATTGAATACATCCATGATGCCCATGGGGTTTCCTCTGTGGTGTCCAATGAAATCCTTGAGAGGATTGCAGAGGCCATGATGCTTTCCCAAAAGATGAACAAGGCCAAATACATTATTGACTAAAAAAGTCATTGACATATTAACCACACCAGCACACAACAAGAAAGGAACACAAAATGAAAGCAATCAAAACCTACAACTTAATCATGCTTGGCATCTTCATTGGCATGGGAATTTATTCCTGGCTTGAGGTGCTTTGCAAATGATCCTTGGAACATTCCTAATCATCTTTGGCCTTGGTCTATGCCTGTTCTTCCACAGGCTTGGGAATGCCATCCAGCAGAGGGAATATGAAAGGGAGAGGTTTGCCCTTCTTGTTGCCCAGGAATTGGACAGGCTGGACAAAGCCATCAAGGAAAACAACAGGATGATTCTTGAGGCAGAGACAATGCTTGAGCCACAGCCCAAGTGGTTTGGCAGAAACTAGGAGCCTAATGAAATCCTTGAAATCCCATAAGCAGTTTGAGTTGGTTTGGAGGGCAATGAGGGGGCCGGAGCTTGTTGCTGAATACAAGTTCCACCCAACCAGAAAGTGGAGGGTGGACTACTGGCACAACTCTGGTGTGGCCATTGAGGTGGAGGGTTCTGTTTGGACAAGAGGACGGCACACCAGGGGTTCTGGATTCTTGGCAGATATGGAAAAGTATAATGCCCTGGCAGAAAGGGGCGTGCTTTTGTTTAGGGTTCCAGCCCATGAAATAACATTGAGGTGGCTTGCCCCAATCTATGACTGCATCAACAGGGGTGGCTCTATGGCCTACCTAAAGCTTCTAAAGAAAGTTTAATATGCCAGCCTTTAGAGAAGAATACCAAAGAGAATACGACGACATGAGGAGACAGGCTGTTTCCGATTGGAAGGAAAGGCTTCTGCGGGTAGAGGAGCCTTTTATTAAGACCAAGGAGCAGAAAGAGGCAGAGGAAAAAGCCCATGATGAGGAATGCCTTAAAAACCTTCTTGCCATGATTCATGACAATCCAGAGTGGCACTTTCAAGAAATGGCCAAGGAGCTTGAGCATGAGATGTTCTGCCTTGCCAACAGGTTTCCATACAAGCCAGGGTATAAGAATGGATTGCCTGGTTATTGGGAATACAGAAAGCTTCATGGAGAAGATTGGATATTGAAAACAAGGGAAAGACTTCCCAACGAATAACCAAAAGAAAGGAACACACAAATGAGTGAAAACCAGTTAGCAGTAACCAACACAGGAGTTGCCCAGCACATAAGACAGGCCACAGATGTGGCTGGTGCTTGTGCAAAAATAGTGAAGGAGACAGCCCAGAGAATTGGAAACAAGGATTATGTTAGGGTTGAGGGCTGGCAGAGCATAGCAGTTGCCCATGGCTGTGTTGCATCAGCCAGGGATGTTGAAAGGGTTGATGGAGGATGGCGTTGCATTGGAGAGGTGAGGCGAATGGACAATGGCCAGGTAATTGCCACAGCAGAGGGCTTCCTTGGTGATGATGAGGATATGTGGGCAAAGCGACCCACTTATGCCCGCAGAGCCATGTGCCAGACAAGAGCAATCAGCAGGGCTTGTCGTTCTGCTTTCGCCCATGTGGTTGTTCTCATTGATCGCAACCTATCCACCACACCAGCAGAGGAGGTTCCCATGGGTGGCTTTGAGGATTCCAAGCACCTCAACACAGATAAATATGAGGAGCCAACCAAGGAAGAAGTTAAAGAAATCACAGCCCAGCTTGTCTCTGAAAAAGTTACCAAGGATTCAGAGATCAAGGACATGGTTGTGGGATTTGGGAAATACAAAGGCCAGACGGTTAGGCAGATTGCCAGATCATCTGAAGGATTCTCTTGGCTGATGTGGCTGAATGAGCAACCCATAAAAAATGCCCCAGATGGCCAGCCTTATAAGAAAGATGTCCAGCTACGGGCTGTCATCAAGGCTGTCATAGCGGAGGATAAAAAAGATGATATACCATTCTAACAATCCAGAAATCAAAACCTTGGAGGAAAATATGTTGAAGCAAGTGGATCAAAAACTGCATGAGCTTTGCAATAGTGTGGCCAGGGCTGAAAGGGAAAGATGTGCCAGCCTCATTGAAGCCTTAAGGGATGGGCATGATGATCCCATTGCCAAGGACATCCTTGGGGATACAGCCACAGCAATTAGGAGAATGAGCCATGCCAGCTATTGATGTGGAAGTTCCACAGCAAAGGTTTGGCTTTATCCAATGGAGGAAACCAAATGAAAAACCAACAGACAATCAAAAGATTCTGGCTGTCACAGGGAGGGGGGAGGTTGTGGCTGGTCGCTACCTTTCCGGCTCTTTTTATGCTAACACTTGGAGCCGCATTGAGCAGGTTATTTGGTGGGCATTTTGGCCAGAGGCACCGAGGCCACATCAATGATAGATTCCCTTTCATCCATAGGGAAAGATTTGCTGGGGCTAGGTATTTTTATTGGAATTATGGTGGGCTTGGCAAGTGGGGTGTTCGCCGCCATTGGCTATGCCTACGATCAAATAAGAAAGGGAATTTATGAGCGTAAAAAGACTAACCTATCTGAATGATTTGCTGAAATACACAACCAAGAGGCTTGATGATTTGAAGAGGCATTGGAGCCATGCTGAAGAGAAAAGCTTTAAGGATATTCTCCAGCACGCAGACCTTGCAGAGCTAATGGCCAAGGAGCTTCTTGCCAGGGCAAAGAAGTATCAGAAAAGAGACTTGGAAAAGAGGGCAACCAAATGACCAAAGATAGTTTCTGGTTCCCATTTGAGCCAAATAGGTGGCTTTCTAATGAGAAGCTTTCCCTTGTCAGCCTAGAGGCAAGGGGGCTTTGGATTCATTTAATCTGCCTCATGTATAAGGCAAACAATAATGGGAGCCTGGTGATTGGTGGCAACATCCCAACCAAGGAGCAAATCAGCAGAATGGTAGGCCAAGAGGCTGGCCACTTGATTGATGAACTGCAAAAGGCTGGTGTGTTTGAGGTTAAAGATGGAGCCATTTATCATCAAGGAGTTGCACAAGGATTGTCCAAAATCAATGCAAAGATGGAGGCTTATAGACGCAGAGATGGTGCAAAGATGGATGATCTATGGAGCAAAGATGAGCCATCTATCAATCAAAGATGGGGGGAGAATAAGAGTAAGAGTAAGAGTAAGAATAAGAATATAGAGAGTAAGAGTGTTGCGCTGGTGCGCCCCTCTCTCACAGATTGGATTGCTTATGGAACAGAGATTGGGTGGGAAAAGGCAGATGCAGAGATGGCCTTTGACCATTACCAAGCCAATGGCTGGAAGGTTGGGGGCAAAGCCCCTGTTAAGGATTGGAGGGCTTGTGCAAGGAATTGCAAAAGAATGTCGGCAAACAGAAACAGCAACACACAAAGGAAAGGAACACAACCAATGAATGGAAAACCACAAATCAAATCATCATGTGAATCTGCACCCCTTTACAGGGTGATGGGGTTCACCAGCTACCAGGAATGGCAGAAGGCCGGAGCCCCTGTGTCATGATGCAGAATCCAGAGCTTGCATTGCCAGCCACCATTTACAGGGTGGGAGAACTGGAAAAGAAAATCAAAGAGATCATGGACAGGATTGATAATTCAAACCAGGCCATCGGCACACAACTCAATGAGATTAGGGCTTGCATGGTTGTTAAGGAATCCCTGCCAACTTTTGATGGCAAGCCAGTTCATGAAATCATTGTTCCACCAGAGCTTGCCTTTGCAAAAGGTAGCAAGTTCAAGAAGGGCAAAAGGTTCTTCAGATCATCAAAAAACAGGACAGCAGAAATTGTTGCCAAAAGATGGGCAATGTGGAGGGATCAGCACAATGCCGGAATCCCAATATCTGTGATTGCAAGGGCTTGGGGTTGTGACCATGCAACAATCCTAAATGCCAAGGCTAGGAATTGGGAATCCTACAAGCCAAAGGTGAACAGCAAATGAGCTTCCACTTTGCCTCTCAACTCACCATGCCCTTTGTGGAGCCTGGTGAAACCCAACACCCCATCAAGCCCATTGGCTCAAAGCAATGCCAACAGGTTCTATCCCATCTGCAAAGTGGAAAGCCAATCACAGCCCTGGAAGCCCTAAAGCTTTATGGGATTTTTAGGCTGGCCAGCAGAATCCATGACCTAAAAAAGAATGGCATTGCCATCAAGAGCAGGGATGTGGAGACTGAAACAGGCAAGAAGGTAAGCCAATACTATGTTGATTAAAGACCTACCAACCAAAAGGAAGGAAGTGATTCTGTATAAGATACAGGTTTGCGACCAGAACTTGCTTACCTGGAAAGAACTTCCTACTGCCTATGAATCCCTTGCACTTGCAAAGTTGAAGGTTCCAAAAGCTGGAAGGTCAAGGATAGTCAAAAGAACAGACAAAGGATGGGAGGTTCAATGTGACTGCTGGTATTGAAAGACAGGCCAGCTTGTTTGGTGGGGAGCTTGAGCCAGACCAAAATGATGCAAAGTATTCTGGAAAGATTGAAGCCCCAATCTATGAGCCAAAGAACAAGAAGCCACACCTAATGGAACTGGTTGATTTGTCCAAAACAAACAGCCTTATTAGGGAGATCATTGCTTCAAACATTCCACAAGATGTTAAGGAGTTTCTTGTTGAAGCGGCCAAGAGGCACAGCGTGTTCAACTATGAAAAGATTGCAGACTATTACGCCCACGCATCACCAGAGATTCAAGCCCTCATGGAGAAGTCTGCCCTGGTCATCATAGACTTCGGCAAGGCCATCCAGAATGGATATGTGAAGTTGTGTGAAGAAATTAAGAGCCAATACCTTGAGCATACAGACTGATTTTGCCATCTTCATACTCACCCACGGCAGACCAACCAATGTAAAGACCATGGCCACCCTGCAAAGGGCTGGCTACAAAGGGAATCTTTACTTGGTTGTGGACGATGAGGATAAGACCCTGGACAAATACATTGCCAACTTTGGCAAGGATAGGGTTGTTGTTTTCAACAAGAAGCAGATGGCAGACCAAGTGGATGAGGGCAACAACTTCGATGAAAGAAGGACAATCACCCACGCAAGGAATGCTTGTTTTCAAATAGCCAAGGATAAGGGGCTGAAGTATTTCATGGAGCTTGATGATGACTACATCTCTTTTGAATACAGATATGTAAGCAAGTGTGGCCAAAAGCTGAATGTGCATAAAGTTACAAACTTGGATTCAATCCTTGGCCTCTACCTGGATTTTTACAAGGCAACAGGGTTCTCAAGCATTGCCTTTGCCCAGGGTGGAGACTTCATTGGTGGGGTTGAAAACAGATATGCAACCAAGAAGCCCCTAATCAGAAAGTGCATGAACTCATTTATCTGTTCTACGGATAGGCCATTCCAGTTTATTGGGGCAATGAATGAGGATGTGAACACCTATGTAACCCTTGGATCAAGGGGTGTGCTGTTTGGAACTATACCAATGATAAGCCTGGTTCAGACAGCCACCCAAAGCCAGAATAGTGGAATCACAGATATGTATTTGAGGTATGGAACATACTGCAAAGCCTTCACTACGGTGATGATGCACCCATCAAGTGTGAGGGTTTCCATGATGAACACCAGCAACCCCAGGGTTCACCATCTGATTAAGTGGCAGAACACAACCCCAATGATTTTGGCAGAAGATCATAAGAAGCCTGTGGGCAACTTGTGACAAACAAACCACCAACATTGACACCATAAAAACCAAAGCTAGGACAAGCACATGGCTATTGAATCAGCACAGGTAAAGGCTGAAAGGCTTTTGATTGAACTCTGCCCAGACAACACAGAGTTTAAGAAGCTTACGGCCAAAAATAGGAGCCATGAAAGGATTGATTTGTTGAGACAGGCCATTGCCATTCTTGTGGTTGAGGGAATCCCAACTGCTGTGATTGCCAGGGTACTTAAACTTGGCCAGGGGGCAGTTCAATACCACGCCAGATGGCTAGAAAAAAACGGTAAGATTGTTAAGCCTAGCAGATTTGCGCATTGGATTGATGCCAGGGGAGCAGACCAATGAGGATTCTTGCCATGCTCATGCTCATCCTGGCTCCATGCCATGGGGCAAACATAATGATTGATCCAAACCCAAAGCCAAAGAAGGTTCTCAAGGCTAGGATCACAGCCTATTGGGCGTTCCCAAAGCAAGACCCATGGACAGCCAAATACCAAAGTTCAACAGGCAAGAGGCTTGTTAGTGGAAAATCCTGTGCTGTTGATCCAAGAATAATTAGGTATGGCTCCAAGGTTAGAATCAAAGGCAAGACCTACATAGCCAAGGATACAGGCACAGCAGTTGTGGCCAGGAAAGCCAGCAAGGGCAAATTGCCAGTTGTGGATTTGTTTTTTGCCACCCAGAAGCAGGCCATGGCAGAGCTAGGCAAGATTGGCAGGTATGCTTGGGTGGAGGTTGAATGAATGAGAAATTCACCCACCTCGACTTGTTCAGCGGAATCGGAGGATTTGCTCTTGCCGCTGGATGGGCCGGATTTAAAACCATTGGATTCTGCGACAACGAACCCTACGCCCAAGCCGTCCTCAAAAAGCACTGGCCGGACGTGCCGTGCCACAAAGACATCAGGGAAATACGAGGCGACCTATACGCAGGAGTCACTCTTCTCACAGGCGGATTCCCCTGCCAGCCATTCAGTGTTGCCGGGAAGCAGCGAGGCAAGACAGATGACCGCTATCTCTGGCCGGAAATGCTCAGAGTCATACGCGAGGCAAGGCCAGCTTGGATCATTGGTGAGAATGTTGCTGGCATCGTCAACATGGCACTCGACCAGGTGCATACTGACCTGGAAGCGGAAGGTTACGAAGTCGAATCGCTCATTATTCCAGCTTGCGGTGTCGATGCCCCGCACAGACGAGACAGGGTTTGGATTGTGGCCAACGCCACAAGCGAACGACGACCGGGATCGCGGCCATGCGGCGAGTGGGGCGGTTTTACGGAGAATCGAGAAAGGCAAACAAGTGATGTTGAGCCAAACAGTCAGCACTGTAAGTGGCTCACTGAACCCGAATTGGGTCGAGTGGCTAATGGGATACCCAATCGGGCACACCGCCTTAAAGGATTGGGCAACGCCATCGTCCCGCAAGTCGCATTTCAAATCATTAAAAGCATAAAGGTTTTGATCGAAAATGAGAACTGAAGGACAAGACCCAGCAGATTCCATCCTGGCCAGCTACACCCCAGATATGGCTTCACAGATTGATACACTTGAGGACGTGGTTAAAGAGAGGCTTGCCCAGATGAAGGGCATGAATCCAGGGATTGGCCTGGATGAACTGGCAAAGATGGCCGCTCAGGTGGTTGAAGAAACCATACAGACAGAGATCAGCGGACCTCTTTTAAGAACCAAAAGGGATGACACCCTGGATGAAGCCCTGCTTGCCTTGGCCACCAACAGAAGCCCAGAAAGCCTCACCAGCATTGCCAGAAAATACATCAACCCACTCACAGGCAAGCCCTACACCAGAGCCGCCCTTTCTGCACGGCTATCAGAGCTATCCCAAAGGACAGGATTGGTATTGAGGGTTCAGCGTTCTCAAAGAGTTAGGGAGATTTACAAGGCCAGAGCCTTGAGGATTCACCAGAGGAGACGTCAGGAATGCCCAAAGTGGCCAAAGGGGGCATGGCAAAAAGGCATCAAAAAAACGGTTAAAAGGGGCAAGAAATGAGGATCGGGAGCAAGGTGGTATGTGTGGACGACAGGTTCCCAACTGAAATACTGCTGTTCTACAACAGCCTACCCATAAAAGATAAGGTCTATTTGGTGAGGGGCATGGGGGTTGGCATCAGCCTGGACAACCAGCCAGGTGAGGTGGTGGTGTACCTAGAAGGGCTAAACAACCCCTGCTCAACCAAGCCCCCACACCCAGAAAGGGGCTTTGCCCAGCACAGATTTAGGGAATTAGAACCCCCAGCCGAGGACGCCCAGGAGGCCGAATGCCCTTGGGAAAATTTGGCAACAGCATAAGGAGCATACAAATGAGCAAGGCCATCAGCCAGGACAACGAAAAACGAGTGGGAATTGAGCTACAAAAAACGGTAGCCAAGCTACGCCAGGCCAGGGAACAGGCCATCCAAGACATGGCTGAAGCCATCAGCCTAGCCGCAGATGCAGGGCAACTACTACTATCAGCCAGGAGTGAGGGGCTTGATGTGGAGGCAGTTCTGAAGGTGGGTGGAATAAACGGTGAGGAGGGGCGGAGGCTTGAGAGGGTGGCCAAGGCCAAGGCTATGCTGGCCAACCCCAAGCCTGGGGAACTCAAGCAGTTGTGCCTATGGGCAGGGATTCTGCCCGACCCCATTGAAGGCTCCAGCCCCAGACCCCAAGCCCATTGGCTTGCCTATGTCTTTAAGGCCAAGCAATGGGTGGCCAAGAAAAGCCCAGCCCAATGGACAGAAGCCCAAAGGCTTGAATTTGTGGAGGAGGCCAAGCCCTTGGTGGAAGCCTGGGTGGAGGCAGGGGGCAAGCTTTGAAGAATACCCATAAAGCCCCCTGGGAGCCCGACCACAAGCCTTGCACCAGCAGGGTAGGGTGGGGACACCATGCAATGGCCAGCCTGGAAGCCACCCCATGGGCAGAAAAAAACGGTAGCCCCCTATGAACAGCCCCCTTCTTGAAGCATCTGGTGGTAATGGTGCAGAGCCATGCCCTACTCAAACCACTACCATAAGGGCAGTTACAGATGTGAAGCCCATCTACTACCATGCAACACAAGGCCAAGGACTAGAAGCCAGCCCACTATACAGGGGCTTGGGTTTGGTGCTGTTCCTAGTAGGGGCAGGGCTACTAGGGCTGGTATGGCTGGCAGTCTCCCTTGTGGGTAGGCTCTTTTCTAAAAGTGGGTAGTCGTTTTATGAAAGGCACTATGTTGATTTATAAGAGACTTATGAAAGATAGGGCGTTGTCATGTGTAAAGTGTTGTAGCGTAAGAAAATTAGATAACTTTTTACAGCCATTTTTTCGCACGGCAGGTTCCGAGC